CTGAAGTTGAATCATTCGTAGCAACAGAAAACGGAATCAACGAAAGACGAGTTCAAATGTCTTACTCAAAAGTTCAGTCTGATGGTGTATTTGAAGTACATGAATATCCAAACGTATTGATTACTTCATTCCCACAGACAATCAATAACAGTGATAGCGAATTCTCATTCACAGTCAGTGTACAACGTGATGTGGATGGAAGTTTCTTCCATGTTATGAAACACAATCGCACAGGCGAATACCTGTAAACCGATACAAACTAAGGAGGCAATATAATGGACAAATTTACAATCAATGATTGGTTAGATATTAATAAAAGTCTTGAAAAAGCGAGAGAGGATGATACACCTCATGCCGTTTTAAATAACGGCAATCTCGCAGTCGTAGGCGATGCAAATAAAACGGAAGTCAAAAAGGTTGATTACCAAATTAAGTTTCGATTTGAAGAAGGAGAACTTCAAGCGTACCCAAAAAACGCTAAAAAAGTAGGTAAATACATCATGTTTACCATCGATTTTGAAGATATTCACATCAATCCTAGAAAAGATATGTTACTTGTCGAATCGGCTTTAGGCATTTATCCGATTATCACGGCTCTAACAAATGTTGTAGATACTCGTAATAGTCAGATTGAAGAAATGCTTAAACAAGTAGGTGCAGAGTATACAAAGGATGATGATGGACAGATTACTCTTTCTCAACCAAATAAACAGTTAGAAGATGAAATTGAAGTCATGAAAGCGCAGGCAAACATTGAAATGATTCATGTTTACAATCAGGCAGGAGAACAAGGTCAACAAGCTATCTATGATTTCGTAAAAACATTACTGAATATCGATGATGTTTTAGCAGACCATATGCTACCTGGTTCTGTGTTAAATGCGTTATACGCAACAATCGTTAACAACCCTGAAATCTTCAACGAAACAGAAACAGTTTTTGGATATTAACAGAAAAGGAGAGTGGTAATCAAACCGATAACCGAAAAACCTACGATGCAGACTTGAATATCTACTCTTTTATGGCTCATTATGTTGCCAAAATATTGAAAATTCGCCCCAATGATATTCTTGATCGTTGGGGTGTTTCTGAATTATTAGTTGCATACGGAATATATCGAAACGAGGCACAAGAAAAAGCATACTCAGAAATTGAGAGCTATAACCGAACGGCTAAAAAGAAAATACCAAGGGTCAATAGGTATGCCGTGAAATTCTATTCAAGAAAAGAATTGGAGGAAGAAAATGTCTCAACCTAGAGTCGGTGCAGAACTGATATTAGATACGAAAACTGCTCAGCAACAGATAAAAGCTCTAAACAAACAAAAAGTTCAGGTTGACCTCCAAGCCAAGAATCTAACAAAAGTTAAGTCGGATATCACAAAACTAGATTCTCAGTTAAAGGAATTAAACAATCGAAAGATTACTTTGGAATCCGATGCACAGTCTTTTCAAAGAATCAAAAGTCAGATTGAAGAAATTGATCGTGCTTTAGCAAATATCCGTAACCAAAAGGCTCAGATACGTTATTCAGATATTTTATCAGACGATGTAAAAAGCACTTGGGTATCTCAATTAACGAAACAATCATCTTTATTGCAAGGACAGAAAGCGGTTCTTACGCAAGATAAACGAGAGCTTCAGGATGTTTACAACGAATACAAAAAAATCAGTAAGCAAATCGATGCTTTAAATAAAAAGAAACTCGATTTACAAGCCGAGTTTGGCGATGCAGATAAAATCCAAAAGGAACTGGATGAATTAACAAGGAAGTCTGCACAACTTGAAAGCGATAGGATAGACCTTGAGTTAAGGCTAGAAGATTATCAACAAGTCATGTCGCAATTGAATAACATTGCGAGCGTAGCACAAAGAATTCAAAAGTTTGGAAACAGTATGAGTAAGATTGGTAGTTCCATGACCAATCTAGCAAGCAACTTTTCCAACAATCCATTAGGTAGTATAGGGCATTTCTTAGTTCAAGGTGTTGGATATAGCGCCTTGTATCGCACGACTAGTGGATTTATGAACGCGATTGAAACATCGTTCTCAGGTGCTATTAATCGTATGGACACGATTGCCAACTCAAGACGAACATTTGAAGCTATGAACTTTGACACAAGTGTTGTGGATGCTTCAATGGACGATTTGGAAAATCGTATTTTAGGACTTCCTACAACATTGAACGATGCCATGCAGTCTGTAACCATGATTAGTTCAATCACTAGTGATTTGCCTAAAGCAGTACGTATCTTTGATGCATTGAATAACTCAGTTATTGCCTTTGGAGGTTCGCAAGAACAAGCTAATAGAGCGATTACACAGTTCTCGCAAGCAATGGGTACTGGTAAATTGGATGCTCGTACTTACTTGTCATTAACCGATGCAGATATGTTTCCTGCGTTAGCTCAGGTAGCCGAAATGTTAGGTTACTCATCTGAAAACATGGGTGCATTTAAAACTGCACTTGGTGAGGGTGAAATCTCAATCGAACAGTTTACGGATGCATTGATTGAGTTAAACGAAAACGGCAATGCTACGATGCGTGCCTTAAATGAATTAGCTAAGGAAAACGCACTAAAAAGTATCGGTTCATCTTTGACAGTTGCACAGACACAGATTGAAAAAGGATGGGCTTCAATCATTCAGTCTATCAACGATACTGTGGAATCTTTAGGATACGGAAGTATTCCTGAGAATATCGCTAAATTTGGTAATTTCATGCGTGATTCCATGTATGGAGTTTCTAATTTTATCAACGAAAATCGAGAGCCGATCGGTGAATTCTTAGACTTTATCATAGATAAATTCAATGCAGTTCAAAACGAATTGTCAAAATTTGATTTTGGTGATTTCACAGACGGATTGAAAGACTTTAAACCAGTTCTTGAGGGTGTCGTGGACTTAGTAAAAGAAGTTTATGATGCATTCAAAGGATTCGCTAGTTTTGTTGGTGGTGGCGATATATCACGTGGTTTAGGAAGATTAGCAGGTGGATATATCACGTTAGCCTATGGATTAAGAGTTTTAGGTGGAGTTCTTTCCTTTGGTGGGGGAACAATTAGCAAAGTAGCTCAACTAGCAGAATGGTTTGGTTCTAAAGGTAAATTCGCAAACTTTACTAAGAAAGGTTCTTCACTGTTCTCTATCTTCCAAAACAGTAATAAAAACAAATCCGTTACAGATTCTCTAGGTAAGGCAACTACTACTTTTGATAAAGGTGCATTCTATACCAAACTAGGAAATCAGGCTCAACTTGCGTTGATGGCAGGAAACATGATGTTGTATGTCGAAGCTATCAATCAATTGAATAATAAGATTCCTGATGATTTAAGCAAGTTGATTCCTAAACTTGCTACTCTAGGAGCAACGATGGGTGCAATGATTGGTGTTACCAAAATCATGAGCAATATGTCAAAGACAGTTGATCCTAAAACACAATTGACTGGAATTGTTTCTTTGATAGGTGCAGGAGGAGCTTTATATGTGCTTGCAGAAGCCATTGGAGAAGTGAATAAGAAAGTGCCTGATGATATAGGAAACTTTGCATCCAAAATGGCAAATATGGCAATTGCTATTGGTGGTATAGGAATTGTAGTAGGTGCATTAGGTGGCTTGGCTAGTTTGGGCAATGGACTTGGTGGTATCATCATGGTTCTTGGTGGAATATTCACCTTAGGATTAGCAGGTATTCTTTATGCCGTTAGTCAATCTATTTCTGCAATGGCAGACAGTGTTATGGATATAGGTACTGCTCTTGAAAAGTTTGGAAATATAGAAATCGATTCCAAAGGTGTATCGAAGAACATGAAAACAGTTACCGATGCACTCGATGATTTAACTGGTTGGTCAGGTGGATTCTTTGGAGCAATTGGAAAGCTGGCAACACAGAAAATTGATGAAGGAAACATCGCACAAGCAAGTTCTAACTTGAATCAGTTACTGGATGTTGTAAAAGCACTTGAGGGAATTCAAGAAGTTGGAACATTGGATGGAGATTCAATCGAGAAGAACCTGAAAGCCGTTAAGGAAATCTTGCAGGCTTTACAGTCAGTCATGCCTTTACCAACAGTCAATATTGAAAACATGAATACGGATAATGTAACTTCCATTGCCGAAAATATAGATGCTTTATCACAGTTAACAGATAAACTCAGTGCATTTGGATCAAAAGAAATTCCTGATATCGATGTCGAAAAACTTACAACCACGATTACAAAAGTATCTACTGTTTTAGAACAGTTGAAAGATGTTCAATTCCCTGATGTTCGATTAGGCACTTCCTTAACATCTGAGAATGCCGAAAACATAATCGGAGTATTGGACAACTTGTTGCAGATTTTTCCTAAAGTCAATGAACTTATTAAGGTAGCAACTGAAAATCCAATCAATGTAGAAGATTTTGGCAGTGCTATCAAGAGCATTTCTGATTTGTTAGGTAAAATCAATGAAGATTTAATGCCAAGTGGTGAAACACGTGTTGGATACAATATGGAAAACTTTATGAGTGCAGATACAATTCAGAATGTTATCGATGCACTGAATGGCATGATTAATTTGGTTACAACTTGCAAATCCTTGATGGATACATTCGCAAATATGGATGTAGACTTCAAAACATTGAGAATGAACATTAATTCGATGTTAACTGCATTAGGTGGAACTGTCAGTGGTTATGGAGCAGTCGAAATTGACACAGAAAAACTGGCTCAGTTGGAAGAAGTTGTAGATACGTTTAGCACCATCGTGAGCAAGATGCAGTCTATCAGTCAAGCTCAAATCAACTTTGAAACCATAAACAGTATCATTTCACAGATTGGTACAGTCATTACAAATCTTGCTAATCTATCCAGTGTAGAAAATGCACAGAATGTTACTGCTCAGGTCGATGCTTTGATAGCTAAATTCCAAGAGTTATTAACTAGATTGCAGGGCATGGATGAACAGTTCTTAACTGTTGGTACAACTTGGGGAAATTCCTTGTATACAGGTTTTGAAGAAGCCGATGTAACAGGACAATGTGTAGCTTATATCGATGCCATGATTGCCGAGTTAGGCAAGAAAGACTTCACACCAGTTGGTACACAGTACGGAAATCAAGTTGTCAGTGGATTTAGAACGGCAGTAGCAAGTCTTCCTAATGCGATGTCGACTGCGATTTCAGGTTTAAATGCGTACGCTTCAAGGTTCTCAAGTGCAGGTGCGAATTTAGGGAATTCCTTTGCAAATGCATTCAACAATGCAGTATCGAACTTAGAAACACCAAACATCAATGTAGAACGTGATTCACGAGGTGGCGAAGTTCCAACTGGATATTTTGCTAAAGGTGGATTTGCAAGAAGAGGAACAGATACTATTCCTGCTATGTTGACACCTGGAGAGTTCGTGGTGCGAAGAAATGCAGTAAAAGGTATTGGAGTGTCCTTCTTGAAAAAAATCAACGATATGGACTTCAAAGGTGCTTTCAAAGGCTTGATGTCATCGCAAGGAAATAATTCGATGCAAGCGACTTACAACCACATTGTTAACAATACTTCTAACTACAACTACGGAGATAGAAGTATCACGATCAATGGTGGCAACGAACGCAAGCAACGATTAAAAGCAAATAGATTTATGAAAGGATTGGCATATTAAAATGTTTGGAAACTGTGAAAACTTTAACCCTGTAAGACAATATGTTCAATTCAATGATTTGGTCTTTGATTCTACGGATGTGATTAGTGAAGCGAGTTACAAACAAAGCACAAAGACCGAAACAGAAGAGTATTCCTATGGTCATGGTAGCTATGTAAATTTCAAGTCCTCCCAACAGTTTTTAACTGAGGGAGACTTGAGCATGACCATTAATATTGACTATCGAAAATATAGAAGAGAAGAGAGGAAATACCTCAAAGATTTTATCAAGCTCAACTTGATTAAAGCTGGTCGCATATGGGCAATTGAAGATAACAAGATTTTATGGGCATATGCCTATGTAACGGACTTCTCAGACGATTACTACAAGTTCAAAGGGCATATATCCTTTGATATAGAGTTGAAGCTCTATGAGGGAGTATGGCACATTGCAGACCCTAGAAGAACGTATCTAATTCCATACAGTACGTGTAACTTCCTAGAGTGCTATGACTTTAGAGACGATACAAATTGTGGCGATTGTTGTGTGAACTGCGTAAAGCCAATGGAAGAAGATTGTGCATCTTGCCTGTGCCATTGCGATGATTTGGTAAAAGAAAATTCTTTATGTGTAGTCGGTCGAAATATCTTAGATGAATTCATGCGTTGTGGAAAATCATTCTTGCTTGTATATGACTGCAAGCGTTCAGAAGAATTCTTTGGCGAGGATTCATACGGAAAGAAAATCTATAAAGCCGATGTATGTAAATCAACGATAGCAGGACAGTTCTATTCAGGAACTATCCTAGATACAACGAATATTGATATTCGTATCGAGGGTAAATTTCAAAACCCTGAAATTAGTATTAACGGAAATCGCATCCGTTTGAAAGGTGATTATGACGGAACAATCACGATAGATAGAAGTGGCTCAGTCATGTATTCAAAAGGTGATTGTTGCCCATTTGAAGAAGTGGATTTAAACAATGTAGAAATATTGGATGATTTTCTATTCACAGTAAAACATGGCATGAATAACGCAATCGTAAAGAATTCATGTTGTGAAATGGCGAGCGTTTATATCTATGTAGATGAAATAACGTACTAGAAAGGAATGTGTATGGCAGAAGAATATTGTTCACCTTGTATAAAACTACAAGAAGAAAGTGCAGAATTCTATGAAAATGGTGTAACCGATGCAGTCTGCAATTCATTAGGCGATAACACTGGATTCAATCCTGAAAGTGGAAATAACACTTGCGATGATCTAAAGACTGCAAACGACTGTTTGATATTAGGAAATATCGAAGAGTTACCTGCATATGATGTCTGCAAATGGAAAGAGTTCATGGAACAGTTTTTACCCAATCAGTACAACATGAACGAAGCTATCATTTGTGCTATCTGTGGACTTTGGAATAGTTTGCAGAATATGTTGCTTATGAATTTGGCTATCAATGCAAAATATGAGATTCGACAAGAGACAAGAGGGTTATCTGTTTCTGTCGCTCGTAACGGAGATTGGGTATTCAGATATTCTGATTGGAATAACCTTGAACAAACTGAAAAAGTAGGAGATGGAGTTGTTACTGGAAAAGCCGATTTCTGTATGTCGGTTGGCGAAAATAAACAAATTTCATGGCATATACGTAGTGTAACTGTCAGTACGTTCACATATACGGCAACAAGTGTTGTTCCTGCATCTAGACCAGGTATTACAATTCGTGTTCCAAATTCTAGTGGAGAGGTCATCTATCAACGAGAAAGTGTACAAGGAAATATCTCAGAAGCTATCAATCGTACAGTGGACTTGAATTTATCAGGAACATTGGGAACAGGTCAGAGTACAGATTGGATTCAGTTCTTATCTATCTACAATGACTGGGTAGTGGATGATGAAACAAACTTATACGTTCAATTCAAAAATAATAACGTGGATAACGTTCCAACGTGCTAGGAGGTAGCTTATGGCAGTTGTAGATAAAGATATATGTAAAGCTTGCGAGGACTTACAAGCCTATGCACCTGAATTTGTTATAAAAGGTGTAACAGATACGATGTGTGCAAATCTAGAAGCCAATCAAGGATTGATGAACAAAGGCAGAAAGAATTGCACAGATATTCATAATGCTATTGATTGTTTGATTGGTGGAATGGCAGAAAAAGCACAAGCCTATGACCCTTGCAAGCCAAATCAACCAATTGAAGATTTAGCAAAAAACGTTATGCACGTAATGGATATGTTGGCTTGTTCAGATTGTGGACAGTGGGAACAAATCGAATTGATTTGGGAAGAAATTCAAAAGATATGGGATGCTATTCACGATTTGGAAGATGCTTTAGGCGATGCAAACGGAAATATCAGTAAGATTCAGAACGCTTTGATTAAACTTCTTACAAACATGAGAAATGCAGGATATTGGGAAGCATCAGGAGATATCTTAGACGGAAATGTGAAGTCAGGAGTTGGAGTAGCTTATGGAACGATGAATCACTTTGGTGGTACTGCCGATGGAAACTCATATATCCGTACAAATACAGGACAAACAGAAAACGATACTGTTGGAGGTATCTAATGGCATGGAACACATTTTGGGGTGCATATGATAATACAGGTCCTTATGCAAATGTTGTGCTAGGGGGAGACCCTAGTGCAACTGGCCCTTTTGGAGCACCATTAACAGAAGCTCATAACAACGGATATGGTTATGGCGTTGAGTTTACAGACAATGGAAGTTATGGCGTAACTTTTAAATTAAACTTAGTTGGATATGCCGTTTCTGATTATCAAAGCTATATAGCCAATCGTTATTATGTTCCTTATGGTGGAACATATGATTACATTTTGATTATTTCAACTTCTAACAACAATCAACAGTCATGGAGCCAAATTTATAATCAAAAGATTTTCTCGCACGCTGGGGGAGCACCTTTATGTTATAGAGCCGATTGGCATACAGTTGCACAACAAAGTCAATGGAGTGGGTTTTTTCAACTTCCAACAGACACAACGCACGTAAAAATCGAATTAAAAGGCGAAGATGCAACTTTACCACATGAAAATATATATTCCATTCAACAGATTATTCCTGAATTTAAGCCTTGGGCAATTCGTAAAGCAAAACAATGGAATTCTTTGAATAGACCAAGTGGATTCTTCCATATTCGTAAATCAGGACAATGGGAAGATAAATCAATCATGAGTGGCAGTGAAACAGGACAAGTCAATCAAGGAACATCGAGGATAAGAAAAAATAACAACTGGGTTGGACAAGGAAAGGTAGGTAACTAATGATACCTTATTTTGAAATCCTAGAATTTGGCAATGTAAAGAAACGTTTTCAATTATCCTTATCAAATATATCTATGTCTAACGAAATGATGTCTACACCTACGATAGACATTGATGGAGTAGCCGAATTACTTCCTTATTTGAGAGGGAGAAAAGAAATTCGTATTTATATAGAAAATGCCATCTTCTATTCCAATACACAGTCTGTAAACGTGAACACAAATACTGGTGTATTAAGTATTTCTTGTTCTCATGTCATCAAGGAATGGGAATACAGACAAGTGCCTACAAACTATGCCACGAAAGATAAGACGATACCTCAAATCTATGAAGATGACGAGATGAAATATTCAAATGAATGGATTATGAGCTTTGATGAAAAAGCATCTCAAGAAGTTATTGACTATGTGTATTCAAGGCAGGATAAACTCAGTGCCTTAACAAGAACGTGTGAATTGACACCTGATTTATTTTGGCGAGTTCCTTTAACAAAGGATAAACGAATTGAAGTAGGTGTTTTTGGAGAGAAGAAAAATTACACTGTTTCTTTAAGACCGAGTGGCAAAACCAATATTCATATTTTAGAAGAACCTGAAATCAACGAGGATTGGTCGAACGTTATCAACTTGGCAACAGTGTATGCGAATAAATCAGACAGTGGAATGTCCTCGCTATCTTTAAGAGAGGTATATAACGATACATCCTTGCAAGACCCTAACTTTCCAGTTGTGATTATTCGTAACAATATCAATAACGAACGTGATTACAACTATATCGATTATCCAAAACTAGCACCAAACAACCAATTGGAATATGCAGTTATTGATACAGAATCCGTTGCAATGGAAAGTGGATTGTTTATTGAGGGAACGTTTGCTTTTGACGATTTAAACCCTTTCTCATTGGAAGAAGATGTAGAAGATGGAGAAGAACCAGTAGGAAGTGGAAATTGGTCTCCTCAAGCTTTTATAGATGAGTATAACGGACAATCTATCGATATGGATGGAGTTCCACCTGAACAACCGTATCAATGTGTTGATACATTCAAAAAATGCCTTGAAATCATTGGTTATCCAAATCCATCTAGAGCCATTGGTGGAGATGGATATGCATGGAATATTTGGTTTAATAGACAATCCCTAGGATATGATGCGTATTTTGATTATCCAAGTACACCTCAGTTTGGAGATTGGGCAATCTTTAATAAAGCAGGAGATACACCTTATTCTCACGTAGCTATGTTTGTTTCTGATAACGGAAATGGTACTGCTCAATTCTTTGGGCAGAATCAACCTCAAGCATATTGCACAGTTACTTCTATATCGACTGCCAATATCTTAGGTTGGTTGCGTGTAAAACCTGAGTTTTGGCAAGGAACATACAATCCTGAATCAGGCAATGGTGTTAAGAACATTACCGATGATGACAGAATCAAATGTGCCAAGGCAGTGTACGATGCTACGATCAAAAAACTAATCTATGCTCGTAGAAAATATCAAATCACTGTTCAGACAGAAGAATTACCTAGTGATATCAATGTAGGCGATAAGATTCGTTTTATTTACGATATGAAGAAATTCCATATCGAGGAATGCTCAAACTATATGCGTAAGCTCATAGAAGAAAATGATTGGTATTACATCGTAAAAATGGAACGAAACATCAATGCTGATGGAACAACCACTGGAGAACTTACCCTTGAGAAGTTCTTACGAGTTGATAGAGAGGGGAAACAAGAATCATGATGGATGAATATAGCAGAGCCATAAATATCCTTGCAGAGAACGTATACGAGCTTAAACAGAAACAACGATACAGTTCTGTACAACGTAGAAATCAAAGTGTCGATATGTACGGATATGAATTGACTGGTCATGGTTCTGCAAGCAGTCCAGCCACGCTTGGTATCAGTGTTTCCCAAGACTTGATTTATTACAACCGATACGAGTTTCAAATCGTTATCGAAAATGCAAGTGCAACTTCTTTTCAGATTCTGATTGATGGAATCGATTTAACACCTTATTTCCAATCTCAGTTTAATGGAGCTTGGATTACTGGAAATGGTGTTTATCCAAACAAAGGAACTGCACATTATGACGTACTTCTTGCGACTGGATATATGAACGAAGCCGAAAGAAACCAAATTTTAGAACCAGGATATAAAGAAGTGCAAGTGGTAGGCAACGGAGATTTTGATGTGAAGATTATCAACTATATGAAGTATTCACATTGCAATCGATAGTTTGCGAAAACTCACTATTTTAAAATCCATTATATAATTTTATTGTAGGAAAAACGCATATGAACAGACTTGAAAAAATGGAACTTCACTTGAAAAATCATCCTAACGATTATCAAACTGCAATCGCTTTTTTGAAGTATCGTAGCAATGAATTTGACAAGGAAAGAAAACATAAACAAGACCAAATGCGAAAAGATATAGCCATGTATAAAAGGAGGCTTAAAAGTGCAGAATAAACACTCTAGCGACAGTATAGCCGAAGATTTGATACGTGCTTTCACGCAGGTAGGAAATACCGAATTGCATACGAAAACACTACTAGAAAAGCGCGTATCTGAAATAGAAAATGGCATGATTGAGGACGAACAAATTTCTGATCAAATGGAAATCATCAATGAGCTTAAAGAAGATTTAGAAGCACAAGCTCAGACACGTAGAGAACTCATGCTTTATTTGTACAGGCTTTATGGAGAAAAAGGCAATAAGGAATATTGGTGTGTGATAAAACACTTGTCATACGCTATGTACACAACCTTTGAAGCATATCAGGCAAGCGATAAAGACGAAGAATTATTTTCTTTGTATCTGCAGATTAACAAAATGTTCATCAAGGCATTATCGCAATTCCTAGGTGTAACAATCACGGAATGCAGTGCTTGTTTTGGCGATATCCTTAAAGCCGAAATGAAAGGAGACGAACAATGAGTCTAAATCCACGAGTATGTAAAAAAAGCTATAAAGTACACATACCTATGATGGGTGAAGCGTGTGAATTTTGGCTTATTACAGTAACGGACAAACAATCTATTACAAACCCTGATAAAGACCATGCTTATTTAACAGATGATGGAAAATTATTTGTGTTTAACGGAGATTCATTGGTTCGAGTAAATTGCGATATATGTTTTACGCAAGAAGAAAGAGAAAAATTAGAAGGAATTGAAGAGAACGCTAATAATTATGAACTACCAATTGCCACTCATAGCCAATTAGGCGGTGTGCAAATTGGATATAGTGAAAATCAAAGAAATTATGCGTTAAAACTAGACGAAAACAATCGTGCTTACGTTACAGTCCCGAAAGACGATGTAGAAGATATTCCTATCCCCTTAGCAACAGACAAGCAAGTTGGTGGGCTTAAAATAGGCTATCAAGATACTGGAAGCTTTCATGGATTGCAATTAGACGCAGACGGAAAAGGATATGTAAAAGTCGATATACCAGAAACAGTTGATATATATTCTGGAACATCAGAAAATCCCCCGGAATTTTGGAAAGACGGAGATATCTATATCCAGTACGAGGAATAATCTATGGCATATGGAAGTAATCACGAATTAGGTTGGATTGAAGCTTGGTCAAACGGACATTATCGTGTATCAAATTATGTAGCATATAAACAAGATTTAGAAAACAGAAAACTTGAAATAACCTTGGCAAATCAACAGTGTTGTTCATTAGATAGTTTTCATACATTTCATAATGATGTGGGTGTAAACAATGGATATGGTTGGCAAGTTATGGGAGGCCCTGTTGTTGATGTTGCAGATTCCGTAAATGTTCCTGCAGGTGGATGTTGGACACATAGTGGTGATAGATACGCAACTGTAACAGTCAATTATAACAACGATGGAAGCGTTCCTGATATTTTGATGTCAACGCAGTTTATAGCTGGTATAAATCAATATGATACCCCTGAATTTGACTGGACAACTAAAAACATAAAAACGTTATTTCCCAGTATTAACGCTAAGGTGCAAGCACCAACAATTACTAATGTAGATGTTATTTCCTCCACTTCAGCAACAGTAGAATTTACAAGCGTAGAAAACGCAACTAAATATCATATTACGTTGAAACACCAAGATGGAGCAGTTACGGCATATATAACAACGGACACGAGATATACATTTAATCATCTTTCTCCGAACCAAAATTACACTGTAACAGTCCAATCAGAAGATGTATATGGAAATCGAAGTGATGCATCTGAGCCTTACTCATTTTCAATGAAAATTAATGTAGGACAAGTTGTTAACCTGATATATACAGAAAAGACAGCAACCAGTTTCATATGTACGTGGGATGAAGCAACCAACGCAACCTATTATTCAATTGAAGTGAAAAACGCAAACGATCCCAGTTTGTTTGATGAATCTTATGAACAAGTTGAAACAGAATTATTGGTAGATGGCTTAAAATCCTATACTCAATATACAGTCATTGTAAAAGGAATGAATGGAGATATTGAGGGCGAGGAAACGCAATTAAGTGTTGTAACAAATAAGTTTGAAGCTCCAACTGTGAGTACAACGATTGGAGTAAATCAAGTTACAGTTTCATGTTCTGATGTAGGAGCAAACCAATACAACTTTAGTCTATACGATAGTGATAAATCACTTTTAGAATCACAAACAATTGAAGGAAGAACTTACGTTTTTAGTAATTTGGAATCTGGAAATTTTTTTGTTCAAGTTGTTGGGTATGACGGAAATTATGGAGAATATAGTGGGTATTATGCATTCTCGATTACTGAAGAAATCTTAGACCCACCTGGAAATTTATCGGTAGTAGAAACTACACCGACTAGTGCAACTTTATCATGGGATGCAGTAGCAGATGCTACTGGATATGCATTATATCTGTATGATGAAAGTACGACAACTCAAATTAAGAAAATATCGCCAATAACAAGATTGGATTATACGATTACAGGATTAGAACCTGAAACATGGTATTTTGCAAGTTTAAGCTCTATTAATTCAGACGGAAAAGAAGGAGAGAAAACCGACATAATAGGTTTTGAAACATCAAGATTAAAGAATGTAAAGGTTCTTGTAAATGTAAACGGCGTGGCAAAAGAAGGAACTATGTACACAAATGTAGCAGGAGATTCCAAAAAAGTTATAGATATATATTTTAATGTTTTAGGAGAAGCAAAGGAGGCTATTTCACATGAATGAGTGCGTTTATAGAAAACACAATTACATTATCACACCAACACCAGATGACCCTAGTGAAACGTGTGCAACAAAGCAAGAATTAGATGACGCAATTGCAAATGTTCAATCACAAATTGATGACCTTTCTGAAAAGGTTACAGAAATTGAAGGCAAGTTATCAAAATCTAAACAAGAAGCCGTTGAATTTTATTACAACATGCAACGTGATGGAAAAGTCTATCAAACACGATTCTATAAATTTGAAACCAACCCAACTTCTGAAGGAACGAAAATGTTAGCCAATGCCAATCTAGTCTGTGAGCCTTCAACGAGCACGGAACAAGGACAGGACGATTATGAAAGCATTCCATTGTTTAAATGGGTGCGTTGCAATTACAAACGGGAAGCAGATGGAACGCCTTATCCAGTTGCGATTGAAGGTGATAAAAACTATAAAACAGACGGAGATGTCGACGTTGGAAGCATGATGATGAGTTTTTGGTATAAAGTCGAAGAAAACGGTGATTATATCGACTATTATATTTCAGATAGTCCAAATGCTTTGTTGGGATTAAAACCTTGGGTAAACTGTGTGCGTGCTGATGGTACGACTGTTCCTTGGAACATTTACAGCTCCTATTTTAGCGGCTTAGCATCAGACGGCAAATTACGTTCTCAGCCAAACTTAAGGCCAGAAAACTTTCAGTCTTATCAGAATATGGTGACAAACTATGGAAAGAAAGGCGATGGTTACTTTGGCGCTGGTGTAGATTTAGAAACATTTCAAATTCTTATGATTGCCATTAAATACGGGACAAAGAACTCACAGTCTGTATTTAAAGGAACTACAAACTATAACGTCCAATATCAGGCTGCCGTACAAAGAAGTGAAAAGGATACATACTTCCCTGTTACACAAGCACAGAAAAACAATATTATAGTTGGATCTTCTGTCTATGTTGGATATCCTTCTGATAATAACGGCACGCCAAACTATGATAGAGGTGTAACTACTATGAGAGAGTACGCTAACATGGCGAAAGTGTTGCGAATCGAAGATGATGGCGACAATGCAAGGGTATACCTAGACTGTGACCCATTTGATACTATGCCTAAAACAGTTGGTACTATATCGGCTCAGGTTACTATCTCCAATATGCATTGGTATAGTGGGACGACAGACAAAGTCATCGGCCATCATGACGGCAGTGAAGTTAACAGCGATAAATATCCATACCGTGTGCAAGGTATCGAGTATGCAGTTGGTGGATATTTACTTGCCTCGGATACTATCATGGATATCCAAGCGGACATGTCCAAAATTGTTTACAAGTTAAATAAAGGTGCAGAGAGATCGAGCAGCATAGAAACAATCGAGGCCAACTCTGCTGTGATAGGCACAATCCCTGCTGCTGATGGCTCTAATGATTATTGGATTGGAGATGTCGGGATCAAAGACGGCGCTTGGTATCCAAAATCAAAAGGAACCGGCAGCACTACGGGAGTAGCCGACCGTATTTATTTCGGCGGGACTGCAACATCAGGTCAAAGAGAATACCTCATGGGCGGTTATCTCTGGTCTGGCTCGTCTGCTGGGGCTTGCTTCTTGCATTGCGGGCTTGCCCTTTCGAGCGCGTATTGGTATATCCTGGCGCACGATTAGTAGCTTCCTAGGGGGTTCCTAAGGGGGATACCCCCTTAGAGATGCACATTTAGGGTACTGTGGCGCGGCGGTAATCTCAGGAATGGCTCGAATGCAGGAGCTTGCTACTTGAATTGCAGGAATGACCTTTCGAACGCGAATTGGAATATCCTGGCGCAAGATTTTATAAATCATGTACAACCTATAATATTGCGCCGCCGTATCCTTCGCAGATGCGAAAAATTGTACAGTAAGAAGCGTGGGCTAGTAACATTTTGTGAAAACTCATATTGTATAGAAATCGTTTTGAAGGGAGTACGAAATGAAACGATTATGTAAACACGTAGATATTACAGATATTGATTTTATCAAGAATGCAATCAACGAATGTCTTAAAAATAAAGATAAAAAGAGAAGAGATATACGGCAACTACATAAAGACTATGAAAGTTCAGACCAATTAGCATATGAGATACAAAACGAGTTAAAGAATCGAAGTTTAAATTTTCCGCCTATATGGACGAAAGAAATTGTTGACCCTTCGTCTTTTAAAGTAAGAACCATTGGTATACAGAACATCAAACAACAAATTTACGATTATATAGCCGTAAATGGTTTAGACGAACTCACGAAAAGAATCGGGGAATATCAATGTTCATACAAAGGGAAAGGACAAGTTTATGGTGCAAAAGTTATCTATAAGTGGGTGAAAAATCCTGACATAAAGTACGCTTGCCAATTAGATATTAAGAAGTATTACGATAGTGTACAACACGATAAGATGATCAATTTCTTGCGAAAGCACGTTAAGAATGACGATTTATTATGGTTGATAGAAACTTTGATTCATTCATTTGATGAAGGTTTGTCGATTGGCTCATACCTATCTCAACTATTAGCGAATTTATATTTATCGGAGTTGTATCACTACATAGAAACGCTTCACAAATATAAAAGAGGCAAAAGAGTTAAACTGGCGAAAAGATTTATATTCTATATGGACGATATCTTGATTTTAGGCTCAAATGCACGCGATTTACATAAAGTCGCACAATCTGTTATTCAAAAAGCAGAAGAAATGAGCTTGAACATAAAGCCTTCATGGCGTGTCTATAAGCTTGGTTATGTCGATATGATGGGATATAAAATTTACAAAGACCACCTCGAAGTAAGAAAGCGAAATTGGAAGCGAATTCGAAGAGCTTTCTTGCGGTTCGACGGTAAGAATGTTGATTTGGCAAGGCGAGTTATTGCCTACTATGGTTTGATCAAACATACGAATTATCAAAATGCCGATTTAAAATACAAGATCAATAAAAAGGCACATATGGCAAGGAGGATTGTATCAAATGAAAGCAAGGTTCAGCGAAAAGCAACCTTCTGTTTTAACGAAAACGATTGACGGGTATTTATTTGTATATATTTGTCTAAATGAGACAAAGGTTGAAGAAGAATTTGAAAATGTAAAGCAAACGTATTATGAATACGATTACCATGAAATCAAAGAAGAAGAAGGCGTTTTAGATATAGATTCAATCAACGCTAATCCATCTTTATACATGAATTATCCAGATATCATTCAAATTCAAGAAAAGCAATTAAAGAAAAAGATAGAAAAAGAACAAAGAGAAAAAACGTTAAATGAACTACCAAAAGAAGAAGCATTAAATTACAAATTCTTATATAAAGAATGGAACTCATATCAAGATGGTTTTGAATTGACCGAAGGAATGAGGCTAATGTACAAAGGTAATTTATGGCAAGTAGAAAAGACGCACAATAAACAGTCCAATTGGTATCCAGGTGCAGACCCTACTCTGTTTGAAGAATTTGACAAAGACGAACATAAAGGAACTAAAGAAGACCCGATTCCAGTTCCTGAATCTGTAACTACAAGTGGTTTTACTTACATTTACGGGAAATACTATAAATGGAAAGACATAACTTACCTATGCCAAAGAGGTGGTGTATCAAATCCCGAAAGTATGTACGGGCAAGAAGAAAAGCTATATGCAACACCAGACTCATTAATTGGGCATTACTTTATCATTGGATAGTCCTAGAACGACTGAAAACTTATCTTAGATTGAGAGGAAACGATATGGATTTTATCAATCAAATTATGCCTAGTCTTGTAGACTTTATTGCTGTTGTTGTCGGTGTTGGATTGATGTATTTAGGTCAATATGTTAAGAAACTTTACAACAAATATGTTGATGATGAAACAAAGAAACAAGTAGTCAATTCAACAGTGCAATACGTAGAACAAGTTTACAAGGATATTCACGGAGAAGAAAAACTTGAAAAGGCATTGGAAAGGGCAAGTGAATTATTGAAAGAGAAAGGTATAGCCGTTTCCAATACCGAACTAGAAACTTTGATTGAAAGTGCAGTATGTGGTTTTAATGACGGCTTCTATAAAGGATAATGAATGAGTCAATTATAGTAGCAATTATTGGTGGCTTATGTACCGCAATTCCAAGTTTGATAGCGACAATCGTTGTAAACCAAAAAACAATGGCAGTCAATGAATATCGTATCAATTCTTTGGAAGAAAAAATGGACAAACACAACAATGTAATTGAACGTGTTTATAAATTAGAGGAAGACCAGAAGAACGCACAATATCGTATCAATGATTTAAAAAACGATATTGACTCAATCAGAAACAATTAAATATAGGCAAAACAAAAGGGCAACTTTTTTAAGTTTGCCCTTTTTTTCGTGCGAGAAAGGAGATTTTATGCAACCAAATAAAACATATGTCGCTAGTGATGGATATGAATATTTCATGTGTCCTATGACCGAGTTTAAGATTACGCAGGTAGAAAATGTTGGAACACATTTAGGTACAAAAGCAGTTGACTTTGCTAGTGGTACTGCAGGATATAGAGCGCCTTATTATGCACCTGCCACTGTTAAATGTATTAAGACCATTCCAAGCTACGGAGAAGCCACTTGGCAGACTGTTAACAAGGTACATTGTCCAAATGGGTACTTTGGTATTGTTACCTTTGAAACAGTCCATGACAACACCTTTAATGCGTATGTAGGCATGGTGATTAAACAAGGTCAACAATTAGGGAACATGGGTGATGCAGGTAGAGCAAGTGGTGTTCATTTGCATATCGAATTCACACAGTCTGCGAATGGTAATATGGCATATAATTCCTATGGCATATATACTTTTACTGCTACTGAAAGCTACGTTGACGATACATTCTATGTAGATGATACGAACGTTATCACCCCTATGGCAGGGAATTGGAGAAAATGCAATGCAGGTAGTGGTAGTACAACAAGTGGTTATGACCCTAGCCAACTCATTCAAGAAGATGGTATTGCACATTTTACAAACGACACACCTATTATTTGTCATAGAGATAGTCCAACTGGTCCGAAGTTTGGTAGCTATGTAAAAGGTGAAACACAACGTTATACAGAAAAATGGGTAGGAAACGGACATAGATATATTTCATGGTTATATGAGAATGACCATAGTATTCGTTGTTTTGTCGCCGTTAGTGGAAGTGAAGTACAAGGTGAAGACCCTTGGGCAACATTTACTGCACCTGAGGAAGAAAATAAACCAAGTGAACCTGAAAAACCTGAAGAACCAGCAAAAGAATTTCCTGATAGTGTTAAGATGAAAGGAATTGATTTGTCTGAACACAACAACGGAAACATCGACTTTTCACAATATGATTTTGTTATCTTGCGTGCGAATTGGTGGACGACAGAAGATAAGAAGTTCAAGACATTCGCCGATAAGCTAGATAAATTAGGCATTCCATATGGTGTATACTGCTATGACTATTGTGGTGATGAACAAACTGCACTTGAGCAAGCAGAATGTACATACAATCTGATCAAAGACAGAGATATCAAGATGGGTATATGGATGGATATGGAAGATGCCGATGGTTGGAAACAGAAAAATGGATATTTGAACAAAGAGCATTGCTCAATGGTTTGTAAGGTTTTCTGTGATTTCTTCAAAACACGTGGATATTTTACAGGTGTATATGCCTCTAGTTCATGGTTTGATTCAATGATTGAAGAAAATGGATATCCGAAATGGATCGCCAATTGGGGAACGAATGATGGTACTTGTCAAGGAGATTTTTCTGCCGAAAGTGTCATGCATCAGTATACCTCAACACCAATTGATAAAGATGTTGCATATCACGAAGTTGACTACTTTAAGTCTAATCCAGTTGAACCTGAAGAACCCGAAGAACCTGATGAACCACAAGAACCTAGTGAACCTGATACTCCAACAGATGAAAATGACGAAAACTTGGATGTTGGGTTGGTAAACATTGTTATGAACACTTTAAACTCATTCCTGAAATGGGCGACAAAGTTAATTCAAAAAATTGTAAACCTGTTTAAGTAATTTGATGTAAAAACTATTTTGACTGTGTAAATAAAAACTACCTTCAAAAAGAGGGTAGTTTTTTATATTTTGAGCCGTAAAACCACCACGCTTTAGCTTCGTGGGTACGTCAATTAATTCCTATTTTAACCCCTTTCTTTTTCAGAGAAGAGATGCAGAAATGCATCTTTTTTCTTTTGTATAGTTGACTTTTCACATATCTTAGGCTTATAATATATGTGTCTGATTATCCTTTGTGTCAGACGAACTCGGTCTAGCAAAATTTTCCATAGAGAAAAAGCACATGAAAAAATGTGCTTTTTTTCTTTTTACGATAGTTCACTTTGACAATTTTAGGTGTTAAAATACCCTCGTAATTGTTCTTTGATATGAAAATGTCAACCATGTGAAGAGAGGTGTCAACTTGCATGGAGCGTGGCTAAACAAGGCTTATTGCCTGATGAAACGATAGTTTATCAGGAAGAAGTTGGATATATAGCAATATATATCCTGAATGAGGAAACCTCAAACTTAACCACGTGTGCATACCTTGAAATATGTAAAGGAACTGAACTTGTCGTGTCTGCAATAAAAAGTCGTGGAAACACGTCCTCTCCTACAAGCGATATAGTGGGAGCTATATAAAGCCAATGTAGGAAATACCCAACAAAGACATTGCACGTGATGTGTAGAAATACACTATAAGACAAGTAGCAGGTACAAGTAGCTCAGAGTGCGTAGAGGAACGATTTCTACAGATAACGAAGCTAACAGGAAATTATTAGATCTGAAAGACGAGTGAAAGTTGGGGGTATTGTTCCCCTCGTTGGTTCAAAAGGGTAAGAAGCTATAAGGTCGCAACTTGTAGCTCAGACTTATTCTCAATGTGTCTGAATATACACGATCAAGTGTCAAGTATGGCGAAAGTCAGATATTTTCATATTAATGGCAATTTAATTCATTTTCTAAGTTTTCAATCTTAAATTTTCTTTGTTTTAAGAGCCTTGAATAGGCTCTTTTATTTTTGTTAAGACATAAAAAAAAGCTCATGTTGGCGCATGAGCAAACAGAAATACAAAGAATTGATAATGCACTTTTTCATATCTTTGTACTTTCATTATACAGTTTAAAAAAATGGTTGTCAAATGCACAATAAGGTACAGTAAAGCATAGTTAAGTACAGTAGAGTACAACGAGGTACAAATTCAATAAAAAAAGTTTAAATTTTTTTGATTTTTTTATAACACGTAAAATAAAGCGCAAATGTTATCGCACAAAAAAGCCTAGTCCGTAAAGACTAGGTTTTTAGAGAAGTATTAGTATCTCGTTGCCTGAGGAGATTAGACTATTTCATAATAAAGAAATAGTATAAATAAAACTTTAAAAAAGTTAAAATAAATATTGATTTATGACTTTAAAAATGTTAAAGTATAGACAGTTGAAAGAGAGGTGAATTTGGGCGAATGAAGTTTGATTTTAGAAAACTAAGAGGAAAAATCATTGAAAAATACGGAAGCATTGATAATTTCTCCAAAGCGTATGGTAAAACTAAACAAGCAATTTCAATGAAATTAAACAATAAAATAGCTTTTTCTTCAGAAGATATAATCAAAATGACGAAAATGTTAGATATTAGCCATGATGAAATTGGAGATTATTTTTTTACTCTCTTAGTTTAACAAAGTTAAAGTTCTGATAAGAATTATGACTTTCACAGAAACATTTTTATTCATATGCGTGATTGTAGAGTTCATTTGCATCTACATATTAACGCACGATTAGGAGGTGAAACATGGAAGAAAAAAACGAATTTATGAATGATAAAGAATTGGAAATGTTGTTTCAAACCAACACCAATAACTTTATCGCAAAACAAAGACAGTTTAACAAAGTGAATACCGAGTTCAGTAAGAAAACAACCACTTTGTTAAAGCAACTATCTGATGATTACATTCAAACGAGAGAGGAAATACACAAGATGAATTCCAAAATTGATCGTTTAACAGTATTCCTGATTCTTACATTATGTCTTCTACTTTGCAGCTTATTTGTATGAGTTATCTAGGGTACAAAGAAATCAAGGAACTATTGAAGTGTTCCAAAGGGAAAGCATATGAAGTGATTTTAGAATTAAGAACATTATCAGGATGGAGCGACACATACGAATGTAAGCATCTATCAAGAATCGTGATACCTAAATCCGTATTCTTGAAATATTATCCTAATTTAAAGCAGGCGATTAGGGAAAAAGAAAAAGAGTTATCTGCTTAGGCGACCAAACCGACAGATAACTCATGAGGTAAATGGCTCAAAAATAAAGCCATTTCCATTATAGCACATAGAAAACAAAAGGGGGAAATGATGATGACATTACAACAACTTAGGGATATCGAAGATAACAAACACATTGATTCATTTATCGAATCAGACGATTCATTCAACGATTGGGAAAAGAGAAGTAATCCTGAATACATCTCAACCTATTACGAGATGTTAAGCATTCTTTATCAAATCATGGATGAAAATGATGAAAGCAAAGCCATCCAATGTGCAGAAGATGAAATGGAAGATTGGATGAACTCAATCAAAGATAGCATGAATTACAACTATTCATTAGCCAAGATTCATGCGTGCAAGGACTTCCTGAATGGGGAAGATGCGTTTGGTGATAACTATGACTAGGACTACTGCTACTAAGAGTTCTACAAGGACTTCAACAAGAAAATCAACTGCTACTAAAAAATATGAAGCTCTTATGGAACAACAGTTTGAAATTCCTGAATTTGGAAATGTCAATTGGGGCAAGTTCGATTATTACAATCATCAACAACGCATCAAGAAAACCAATGAACGTATTCATCAATTCAAGGTGTTTGCTTCCATCTCAATTTCAGTCATTATCGCACTCTTAGTGTTTTCGATATTTGTATTTCTGAGATTTGGATTGGGGGTTGAAATATGAAAGGTAAACCATCTCAGTGTGATTTGCTTCTGCAACATCTAAAAGAACATGGAAGTATAACTGGAGCAGAAGCGTTTGAAAAACTAGGTATCTATCGGTTGTCTGCACGTATCGCAGATTTAAGAGCCGAGGGATATGTCATAGAAACACAGTATAAACACAAGAAGAACTCGAAAGGAGAAGATGTACATTATGGAGAGTACATACTTCACTCATGAACTTATACGAAAGCAATAACGAGTTTGAATTCATCAAGCTCAATTCTCGTGAAGAATGGCTAAAAGCAAGAGAAACAAGAATTGGTGGAAGTGAAGCCAGTTCTTTGATTGGTATAAACAAATATCAATCGCTCAGGGATTTATGGAGAAAGAAGAAAAAAGGAATTACTGAGGAAATCGACAACGAAGCAATTCGTTATGGAAATGCATTAGAGCCAATTCTAAGAGAAATGTTCAGAGTAAAGCATCCAACAATGGATGTTCAGTACGAAGAAAACGCAATCCTTTATTCCAAGAAATACGAGTATATGTCATATTCGCCTGATGGTTTGATTTGGGATGGAGCAAGAGCAGGAATCCTAGAAATCAAAACATCATTTATTCGCAATTCTTCCATGCTAAAGGATTGGGATAACAAAATTCCTGATGCATATTTTGTTCAGGTATTACATGGATTGATTGTTACTGGATATGAGTTTGTGGATTTAATCGCAGAGCTACGATTCATGGATGGAAATGCATCCATTCGTCAATATCACATTGAAAGAAAAGAAGTCTTAGACGATATCGAATACATTATCGAAACAGGACATAAGAATTGGCAAACATATTTCATTGGAGATATCGAGCCGAAAATACAATTTGAACTTTAGAGAGGAGAAACATTATGCAATTTGAATTAGAAGCAACAGTGTTGAATGGCAAGGTTGTTACAAACGCTAAGGAATTGTTAGCAAACATTGACAACGGACTGAAACATTATGACTACGTTGTAACAGAAAACACATACGAGCAGGCAAAGAAAGACCGTGCTCAATTGAATTCCATTGTGAAGATGGTTTCAGACGAAAGGAAACGTGTTGAAGATGATTTGTTCTCAGAATGGAAAGAGGACAAGAAAAACATTATGGACATTGAAAAGAAAATCAAACAATGTGCCGACAGTTTAGGACAAGGTATCACAGACATTGAAGATACCTTAAAAGAAGAAAAACGTAAACATATCTATGAAGCATGGCAAACACTTCTAGATAGCAAAGGCAATGGAGAACATTATGACTTAACTCCAAAATTCAATGAGAAATGGTTGAACAAAACAACTTCAAACAAATCCATTGAAAAAGACCTAAGTGCTATCTATGACAAAATTATTCAGGACTTAGGTTTTATGGAAACGTTCTTACCTAGTGATGAAACAGATATCGCTCAAATCAAGGAAGTGTATTTCCAAGACTACGATTTAATGCGTGCCAAAGTTAAAGCAGACGATTTAAAACGCATTAGAGAGACTGTAGAGAGACAAAAACAAAAGGAAGAACAAATAGTTCAAGAACCTTTACATTTTGAACAGAGCATACCTAACGAGCCTGAAAATAAGGTTGTAGAACAAAACACAAATTGGGCAGAGTTCAGAGTTGAGGGAACACGTGAACAATTATTAGAACTAACAAAGGTATTAGCCAATTTGAGAAACAACACATCATTTGAATTTAAAGTAACAAATAAAGGAGAGTTATAAGATGCAAGTAAAAAATAGTTTAGCAAAGAAAGAGAATGGAACACCGACATTCGCTCAATACGTTAAGAATTCAAAAGTAGTTAGCAATATTTACAAGACATTGGGAAGTGAGATGCGAGGGAAGAAATTCGTTACAAGCATCATCAGTGCAGTCAATTCCAATCCTGAATTACAGACTTGTGATTTTGCAACAACAGTAAGTGCAGGACTTATTGGAGAATCTTTGAATCTATCTCCAAGTCCTCAATTAGGGCATTACTACATGGTGCCATTCAACGATCGTAAAAATAACAGACGAGTTTCTACGTTCCAACTTGGGTTAATTCTTTAGGCTCAAGTAAAACTGTGTGAACCCTATTACTCAGGGGTGTCCCATTAGGGGCTAACGGTGAAACCCTCCATAATTGGGTAATACCGTGCTAAAGATTCATGATAACTAAAAACAAGGCTATGATTGGAGTTTATAAAATCACTAACAAAATAACAGGAGAATTCTATATTGGTTCATCAGTAAACATAAAAGAAAGATTCATGTGTCATAAAACACCAAAAGCTACTGGGAACGATAGACTTCACAATGACATGAAAAAGTATGGATTAGATAACTTTGAATTTGAAATTTTAGAAGAATGTGAAATACAAACTTTAAGAGCCAAAGAATACGAATATATACGTAAGTACCAACCTTACTACAATTTTATAGGAAAAAGAAAAACGGAAGCGTTTAAAAAAATGATGTCTGAAAAGATGAAAGTTGTTTGGGAAAACAGTAGCGAAGAACATAAAAGATTCGTTATTGAGAACAACTTGAAAGGACCTAGGAAAGGACATCCAGTTTCCAAAGAAACGAGAAAAAAGCTTAGCAAATGGGTTAGCGAAAACCAAGGGCAGAAAGTGAAGATTGTAGAAACGGGGCAAGTCTTTAATAAAATAAAAGATTTGGAAAACTATTTAGGGGCTTGCACTGGTACTTGCGCCTCTTACTGGAAAGGAAAGATTAAAACAGTTAAAGGTTATCATGTTGAAAAAGTGTAGAGACTAACCGTGATGAATGTAACGGTGTAGGTAGGAAGATGAGTTACCTATCGAAGTGCATGGCAACCGAAAGGTTGAAGAGATAGTCCACTCCATAGAAATGGTAAATCTATGGAATAAGTGATAAAGGATACATCCAATTGGCTATCCGTTCAGGACAGTACAAACGAATTAATGTTGTTTCTGTTAAAGAGGGAGAATTAATCAATTATGATCCATTCAATGAAGAAATTGAAGTAACCCCTATTCAAGACGAAAGAGAACGTGAACAGGCAGAAACGATTGGATATTATGCAATGTTTGAATTAGTCAATGGATTCAGAAAAACAATGTACTGGTCTAAAGAGAAAATGGAAGAACACGCAATGAAATATAGCCAAGGATACAGAGCTAAAAAAGGTTACACATTTTGGGAAAAAGACTTTGATGGCATGGCATACAAAACCATGTTAAGACAGTTGATTTCTAAGTGGGGAATCATGTCGATTGAAATGCAGAACGCATACGAAAACGATATGTCATACAAGGAATCAGAAGAACAAGCACCTGTTTATTTCGATAATGAAAAAGTAGTTGAAACAGAAGTAAATGAAGTTCCTAATGAAACACCAAAACATCATCAACAAGATGTTACTGAACCACAATTCGAGACTGATAGACAAGCAGAGCCAGTAATGAATAATGAATCACTCGTATAAAGAAAACCTATTACAAGGACAAATCAAGGAATGCTTCTTTACTAGAGAACCACGTGAAGAAAACCTTTGTATACACC